TATCATATGTGTAACCTGATAAGTTTGCTTGTGTAAATGTCTTCCCACTAACTTGACCGTCATGTACGTAATTAACAAGGTAGTTAACATTATCAATTGCCGATATAATTCCGTCTCTTACCGATTCCAAATTTTTTATTGACTTTATTTCGGTAAACCCGTCAATTGTTTCATTAATAAATTTCTTTACAAATGGTTTTAATATGTTGTTTGAGTTAACAATCGCCGATTCTGACTTTAATCCTTCATTAAAACCAATTAACGTTGTCAAATCTACTGACTCAATTTTACTTTCCATCGCCGCCTTGAAACCTCTTGAATAAAAAGATAAATCTTTTATTGGGTCATATTGTCCTAATATTTCAATTTTAGGTGGTGTTGATTGGTTACTTTGACTATACACTTCCAAGTCTTTTATCTTTCTATACGTTGGTGAGAAAAATAAACTACCCAATTTTAAACCGTATTTTTTAACTATTTCATTATATGTTGATTGGTAAACATTAAAGTATTGTCCAATTGAACTATATACCATGTTTATATTGTCATCATAATTTAACTTTGTACCTACTAACTTACCAATATACGTACCCTCAGTCACTGTTGCGGGATTTGGGTTCTCTATTGGTTCTTGGAATGACGGTTTTCTTTGTAATTCTTCTAAAAATTCTTTAGTGAATTTTTCTCTATCCTCACCACCAATTGTTGTTGCTGTCGATTGTGATCTCTCATCAAACATTTCAGTATTTGCAAAGAAATTTGAAGATAACGCATTTTGTAATCTTTCCACCGGTCTTTCTAAACCTTGTCCTCCAATAAACGCAATTTGCATTGTTACCGTTGCAATCATTGGTTGTACACCAATACCCTCCGGATTTAAATCCCAAGGACTATCGTCGTAACTTATGTTAACGTCTCTAATAACGATTTTAGAGTGGTAGAAATCCCCAATTCTTAACACACATATTGGTGGTGGACCAAATGTAGTATTTCTTGCACCAACGTCTGTATTGTCAGATAAACCCTTAATAGGGATAGTATCACCGGGTCTTACACATTGTAATAAGAAAGTTAATCTACTATTTAATCCTTCAGGTGTGGTTGAGTGGAAACCAGGGTGAAAATATTTTAATTTTTCAGTCAATGATTTAAACGCCACAGGTGAATCTTCCTCTAATTTTTTAAAGTAGTGACATTCAGAAAGAGTCTTCATTATAATTCTCTTCATTACATCAATAGATGGTTTTGGTGTTCCACCTGTTGTGGTTTCACCATCTGGTTCTACTTTTATTTTTGGTATTTTAACCACAATATCTTGTGGTTTATCGATTTTATTATATTTTAATTTTACATTCGCTTGTCTACAGAAGAACGCAACAGGTGCCTCGTCTTTTAAACCAGTTTTAGTGTGAATAACTTGTTTACAATTTAAGTTAGTTTCACTACCTCCGTTTGAAAGTACAGTATTTTCACCTGTAGTGGTAAAAAACACATTTAATGAACCTTCAACATCGTAACCTAAATCTCTAAATGGATATTTTAATGGACCCGCATTTGTAAGTCCTGTTTTCTCAAATTGTTTTAAGTAATCAACCGTAAACCAATTAATGAATTTTTCATCTATTGTTATTCCATTGGATAATTTAGATAACGTTTCAGAAAGAATACTATATCCTCTTCTAACCCCTAAGTAAAAATTATATTTATCGTTTGCAACTTCAGAGGTTGAACTTACAATTCTTAATTCTGCTTCAGTTACAGTTTTACCTGAAATGTCATTTTTAAGTTGTTCTACTTTCGCAGCAAAATCATTATAGTTTTTTTCAACCGTATCAAAACCTGCCGAAATTTTATCTTTAACTAAATTAATAGACGTTCCACTTATAGGTAACACTTCCGCTTTTGTTTTGTTAAAAATAGTTTTAATGTCTTTAACGGCATCGGCACTGTTATCTGATAGTAAAGCTGTTAAATCGGCATCTAAGTCAGAAATGAATTTGTTTTTCTGCACTAAGTATTCTGCCTTTATTACACCGTAGTTACTATTAGCAACCGATTTGTTATTAATGTTAAATTTAGGTACGTCATTTGGAAAATAAAAAATATCGTCAAAAGGTTCTGGTTGGATAGTTTTGTTTCCATTAGTGTCATTTTGTTTTGTTTCAACCTGTTCAGTAACGTACTTGTATTTTTTTATGGTTTGTTTATCTTTACCCGCATTAAGGTATTCTTTTATTCTTTTAATATCGTCACTATCTAACGTAGTGTACGTCTGAATTAAAGAATAAAAATCTAAATCAACACAACCGGCAAAAAACGCATTAATGTAGTTGTCTGACTCTTCATCTGACATTCCTTTAAAATGTTCTCTTACCAATAAATTTAAAATACTTGGGTGGTCAACCACAACTTTAAATGAAACTTGACCTGTTCTTGATGTATTTTGATATGTGTAAATTGGTTCGGGTCTTCCTAAAAATGAATTCTCTTCCCATCTTGCACTGTTTTGTTCAGATACTTTTAAATCATATGGTGGGAACCACATAACACGTCCACCATTACTACCCTTTTCACAAGCGGGTAAATCCGTAACTCTAAATCCGTCAGTATTAGATGTTTTCCAAGCTAAATTCTCAATTGAGAACATATATTTTTTGGCGTAAAATCCTCCACCGTATGGATAGTTATTAAAAATGTTTGTTGATTGGTCAAATGATTTTTTACCATTTGACATTGGTGCGATGTTTAAATTCCATGGTCTACTTTGACCACCCATTACACTACCATCGTATTTTCTAATGTTGGCAGTTCTTTTCATGGTGTCCGAGTAATTAAGGTATGACCTATCTTTAGTCCATACTCTACAATATTCAACACCACTTTCAGTACCTGAGAATTTATCAATAAATTTAACGGCCGAACCTCTTGAAATCATTAAATCACCTTCACCGAAAACTCTACTTGTTTGGTCAATTACATTGGCAACATGTGAACGTGCCGCACCACCATCGGACGGCATCGAATCTAATATTTCTTGAGTGTGACCTAAAATTGAATCTTCTCTAAAACCATATTTAGTTGAAAGTGTTTCTTGTAATATACTACTTTCTCCCGACCATTCAGCATTATGTTGACCTAATTTATTTTTTGAATTTTTCGATGTCCAAGTTAAATTACCACCAATAGAACCTCCTTCAGTGATGTTTTTACTTTTTTGGAATAAATTAGCTGATACTTCGTCAAACATTAATGAAAGATAATAACTACCTCTCACCGGTCTGTCGTTGAAGTCATTCATTGCGTATTTTACATCATTACCTCTATCGTCACCAATATATGCAACTCCTGCAGGTGCTTCAGTACCTAATAATGATTTTATACCTTGTGCGGTTTTATCAACAAAATTAAATATTTTTGATGTATTCTGTGACCTTGCAGTTGTGGTATAATTCGGTGCGTATTTTGAAAACGATAAGTTATGGAATAACGCATTTTTTTGACCTTGACCCATATGTTCAATAAACAAATCGGAAGGTTTTCTTGATAATTTAGGTCTTCTTTGGATACCAACTAATGAACCTAAAACACCCGTAACGTCTTGCCATAATTTACCAACTTCAGTCGATGCTGTTGGTCTATAGTTTATTGGATTCGACGGGTTACTTAAATAATCGCCAGGGATTTCACTAAAAGGAAATTCAACTCCCGAGACCGTTTGTAAAAAATCAATTGCTTTACCCGGTAACGTTTTTGCTACTGTGATATCGTAGTTCGCTTCAACTAAAGGTTCTCTACCTGTTATAATATTAATGGCGGTTGTGGTATTACCATTTAACGCATCTAATAATCTAACTTTACCATTTGTCGCCTTATCTATGTTTCTAGCAATTCTTGAAAGTACAGGACCGTTAGGGTCTAATTTTATGTACGACGATGCAAACTTATATAATTCAGATTCAGTTGAGTTATTTTCAGAACCCATTATACCAATTAAGTTATGGTTATTGAATGTAAAATATGGATACAAAGATAAATTCGCCTTCCTTGGTAAAGTATTTAATGTATCGTTTACAAAGAATTCTGTTGGTTTAAATGTGTTTGTGTTGTTGATTTGCATTAAATCGTTAACTCTATTGTCGTCAACGTTACCCAAATCTCTGTTTGGTAGGTCACTTAAATTTTGCACAGTATATGCTCCACTTGTATATGTTTGTGGACCGTTAGGTTGATTTAAGGTCTTACCTAATATATAATCTCTAAACCTCTTGGTTGAATCAAAATCTAAGTTACTTGGCATTATTTTCTTTTATAATAAATAGGTTTAATTTAAATTATGCTGGCGAAGTATATTCGTTTTTATTGGTAACAGTAAAATTAGAAGCCACACTTGTATCTCTTACCATTTCTCGTTTCCAAGAATCCATTAATGCGTCGCTTCTACCAAATACAAATTCATGTGTGACTTTTTGATTTGTTTCGATTGATGCTGTTGTTTTGTCACCTTTAACTTTATCAATTAAATCTCGTCCAAATTCTCTTATTGATTCTATGGGATTTGCTCTCACTTCCTTCGCCTTATTCTCCGATCTTTTTTCTAAACCATAATCACTTGGTTTATTTACCGTATCTTTTGCATAATCTGAAATGGTTTTACGTAGATTTTCGAATTCGGGTCCACCCATTCCTTTAGCCGCACCTTTAATTATTTGTGCGCCTCTTACTCTATAATATGCGGCAACGACTCCCATGTCTCGAGCCATTTGTTGTGTTTCCGTTAATTGAGCCATCGCCATATCTTTGGGACTCATTTCTTTAAATGCTTCTCTGTTAGATAATAACGCCTTCATCATTTCAGGTTTTAATTCATCTAACGCAATTTTAGTGTCAGATAAACCTAATTTCTTCGCTAAAGATTCAGGTACGGTAATTTTCATTTCACCACCTTCCATTCTTGAAAGGTTAGTTAAAAATTCCCTATCTTCTTCTTTCATTACTAAACCTGAAGACATCAACGCAGTCGATGCTTGTGTTCTTTCCGCAGCTGCGATTGCTATTTTATTTAATTCACCCATTGAAATACCGAACTGGTCCGCCATTTCTTTAGATTTTCTTAAATTAATTCCTGTTACTTCAAATCTTCCCTGTTCTTGATTATAAGTTGATAACGACCCGGCAGCTCCGATTAATGCGTCTTGTAATCCTTCCACATTATTTGTTGCCATGTACATTAATTTAAGTGGGTCGTTGAAATCTCCAATTGCGCCACCTAAAACTTGTAAGTTTGCCGATAAGTCTAATGCCTTTTCGGGACTGAATACTTTCTCAGCAACTGAAAACACGGAATCCATACTCATTCTAAATTCTGCAGATTTTTGTGTCATTTCTTTTAACCCATCAATCCCCTTTTTAAATCCGTATTCGTTTAATTTACCTATGTTTTGTTGCATAGATTCAGTTATTTTTCTTGCGTTTAAACCTAACGCTACTGAATCAGTAATTGCAGTACTAATTTTATTAACTGTAAGGTCAGCACCTGCACCGACAGTTTCGAACGTGCTAATAGTATTGGCAAATTCCTTCATCGACATACTAAGTGACTTAGCCACAGGTACTACGGTATCAATTAAACCTTTATTAATTAAACTAAATTTACCTGAATTTTCTGTAAGTCCAACGTATAGGTCACCAATGTCAGCCAACGACATTCCATATCTCGCAGCTCCGATTGATGATTCAACCATGTCTTTTCTTAGGTCTTCAGATAATTGACCCGTAAGCATCGACTTACTATTAATTTCACTTCGTAATTCGGATTCGGTTTTTAATTGACTAATTAATTCCTCACCTACCGCAGCCATACCCTCAGAAAGTAGTTTTACGGGATTTAATCCACCGTTTTGTACAATGTCAAATAATTTTTTAACTTTATCTGAACCCTGAGCGTCCGCTTGACCTATTTGTGTATCATAAAATTGTTCAGCAATATTGGCGGTACCTTTTATTGCGTTATCGAGAAATCCAAATGTTTTTTTGATTGCTAATCCAACCCCACCGGTTTCCGCGGCGAGAGCCATGTCACCGGCAGTTGACGCACCGGACGATGTAGAAGAGGTGGAAGATGAAGAGGATGTTGACAACGTGGATAAATCAACACTTCTCCAATAAGATTGTTTAGCCGCAATTGTTGCGCCCGACGCGTTCCTATCAACATTTTGACGATAGTACGTTTCAAATCCGTCAGGGTCAGTTCTTGCTAACTGTTGTAATTTTTTATTATCTGCTGCCATACGTATAAATAGATGTCTTAATCATTTCCCGTTTCTTTTTCGACAATATAATTTATATAATAACGTCGAATATAAACTGGCATGTTAACAATATCGCCGTATGTGAATCCTCGTTTAACTAAAAATAAAATTTCGTCTAATTGACCTTTCTTATAATCCGTAGAAAGGACGAAAAAACTCAACCCCGAATCCAATTTCAACTTGGATAGTCTCTCCGGACGGGGTTTCAATAGTTTGGGTTAAATCCAACCCCGGTTTATTATCGTTAATAAATTTTTTAAAATCTTGAGAATCTTTAATTGGTAGGTTTTCAACAAAATTACGAATAGTTAATAAATCTCTATTCCCCCCTACTGATTTAATCATCATTTCAAGTTGTTTCGTTACAATAGGAGCAACACCGATACCGTTCCAACTTTTTTTAATTGAATCAATTTCTTTTTCTTGTGTTAAAGTTAAAAACGTAAATGAAATCTCAACTTTACTTTTTTCCAAATAGTATGAATATTCACCGTTTGAGTCTTCAGTTAAATTGAAATCTTTTACTTTAATTTCACTTAAATCAATTTCAAATGAAAATGTTTTATCAGTTTTTGGGTCAAGGGCACTAATTTTATACTCAGAACCAAATGCAGTGTTTCTTAAAAAGATTAAAATCGCTTGACGATCTTCCTCAACAATTTCATCAATTGGTAGGTCCTTGTCTAAGATTTTTCTTTTTAGTAGTTCATCAACTACCGTTCCCGTTGCAATTAAGCTAGGTGAAGATAGGATGTTTTCATCGGATGCCGTTAGATAGGCAACTCTTACAGATTTTTTTCTATTTTTATAATGTATACCTTTTGTTGGTAATACGACCACATCGTAAGCGATTGAGGGGTCTAATCTAAATTCTTCCATAATATAAATTTAAACTATAACTATTTGAAAGTAAAGTTTATGGAAAATAAAAAAACCAACAACCCATTAGACAGATTTACTAATTTGGTTATTGGTTTTAATATGAAAAAATTTGTATATTAGAATACTTGGATACATCTATCCATTCTTAATGAACATGTGATAGATGCTAAATCGTCTCTTGAATAGTCCAATTCGTTGAAGTTCAAGTCAGTAATGAAAGTTCCTTGAAGAATCCATTTCTCAACTACAACACCTGTTGGGTCTAACATTTCAAGTTCAATGTCTTTTTTGTATCCAGCAGCATATCCCATTCTACCTGTTACTGATTCTGCGTGTAAACGGAACCATTCCATTAAAGCTTGAGAAGCTGAAGGACCAATTGGGTCTTTGAATGTCATTCTTATTTCATTCCATTCGAATCTACCAGCAACGTAAGTTGAAGTATTCAAGAAAGGAATTGCAACTGAATTAATCTTTGCACTCGGTCTAGCCGCTGAAGTTACGTACCATTCGTTGATACCCAAAGATGATGGGAATCTAACGATAAATCTGTTAACTCTTTTCGGTTCGTAAGGAACCGGCATTTTCATTAGTAAATCTGCCATTTTGTATTTGTTAAATTTTTTTGTTATTTTATACTTCTTATAAATATATCTGAAATAGAAATTAATTTATTTTCGGGTAAAACTTGATTTTATCAATTATTTTTCGTAGTTTTTTACAAATTCCTCCAGTATCCAGTTCCAGTATAAATAATATTTCTAGTAATTTTTTATTATATAATATAAATACTAGTATATCTAGTTCCAGTATACTGGGCAATAAAAAAATAAAATTGTTATATTTTTTTTGTTCTACATGGAACATAAAAAAAGGACTGTATTTCTACAATCCTTTTTTTCCATTCTTATTTCAGATTAAATGTTCTCAAATGAAGCTCCTGTTGGAGTAATTACGAACTCTAAATCAATAAATTCAAGAGAACGAGTTGGTTTCACGTAGATTTTACCTCTAAGTGTATTTGCATCGATGTCTTCAGGGTCGTTAGAAACTGTAACTTTAAATTCAAATAAACCTCTTTCTTTCTTAATTGATTCAAGAATTGGATTAACCAATCTCAAGAATTCTTGTCTTACTTGGTCATCATTTTGTTCAAACAATAATCTTACCGCCACTGCTGAAATTAATTTTCTTGCTCTTAATAATAATCTTCTTACGTTGATTCTATCAAGTGCAGATTCTCTAACTTGTAACGTTTTGTTACCCCAGATAATAGTACCTGTATCAGAGAAAGTTGCAATTGGGTTAATTCTGTTTTTGTAAAGTTCATCTCTTTCATCAAGAGTTAACTTCTTTTTAGCTTTGATTGCGTTTACTAAACCTCTTGAGTAACCCGCTACTGCAAACCATGGGTAAGAAACGTTATCGGTTAACGCAATGTTTTTCAATACTTCACCTGTTGGTGGAATATATAATTGTGTTGCATTGTCCGTATCTCTAACTTGAATCCAAGGCCAATATGTTGCTGAGTAGTTAGTATCTAATGAAACAACATCTAAACTATTCACAACGTCATCCGCAGTGTCTACGTTAGGTGCTCCAATGATATAAAGTGAATCTGCTCTATCGTTCTCAACCATATCAATTGCTTGTGAAGTCAATGAACTATGGTCCATAAAGTTAATACCCGGAGTTGCGAATACGTTAATATCGATAGCTTCAGGGTTAGAGAAAGTATTAATACCTTGTAAGTAAGCATAATAGTCAGAGTTTCCTACAGTTGAACTAAATAATCCACTCGCATTATATGTTGTTTTACCAAAGATGTAACCATCTCCGTATGTTTTAACATTTCTGTAGATATCAAAACCGTCAAATCCACCACAAACTGCGAATGTAAATTTACGGAAATTGATATTATCTAATTTACCTTTATCTGTTCCTTCTAAATCGTAAGGTGTTGTTTTATAAATGTTATTATTATTAACATCAACAATATCATCAGCGTTAACTGATAAGTGGAAACCAAACGTATTCAATGTTGCACCTGTTCCTTTAAATTTAAACACGTCAGCGTCAAATTGTGAACCTACTTGACTTGAAAGACCTAATGATACTCTCTTAACTTTATCACCGTTTGTTAAAACAGGTGTACCGTCAGCGTCATAGTATATGGTATCACCAGCGTCGAAGTATTCAGTTTTGTAAACCAAACTACCTAAAGTTGTTGAACCTGATAATTGTGAACTAATAAATCCTTTAAAACCGGCAGGGAACGCATCTGATGGCGCGTTTTCCGCTAAGTTTAACATGATGTATTTTGAATTTAATTGGAATTCTCCATCAGCTGTACCTATTTTTCTAGCAACGTAACCCGGTAAATCTGGATTCATAGTACATCTTGTGAATTTCTCAAGAATAACTTGATTTTCGTCCGTGTCGTTAAAATCTCTAACTAACACATCAAACTCACCAGTTTCAATGTTAATGTTTTGTACCATAACTTTAACTTGTACGTTAGCAGCGTTACCATCTGAAATAGTAATTACTTCAAATAAATCCGCAACAGACCCACCTCGAACTTCAGAAACTACCATTGGAGATAATGTAGTGTCCCAACCTTTTTTAAAGTTGTCACCTTCACTATTATAAACAGGAGTTAAACTTAGTCCTCTAATTTCTCCACTTTTAAATGCTGAAGAAACCAAGTTAGGATATACCTCATGTGCATAAATTGGATATTCAGAATATCCTTTATCAAACACTTCTGTACCTAAAACTTTGTTAATGTATTTTGTTGAAGTAGAATCTAATGAACATGTATATTCTTTTGCTCCACCTGTTGTTCCTGTTACGTTAATAACGAATTCACCCATTGGGTTAGATTCAATGCCCGTTACATCTCTTAAACTGAAACTTGTATTACCAGTTACTTCAATTGATAATGTTTCACCTTGATAATGTCCTCTTGGTCTCAATGCAGCAACTACAACGTCAGAATAATTTGTGTTTAATGTTGCACCGTATTTAAATCTTGTTGTACTAAACGAAGTTGTACCTGTTGAGTAAACAAACAAATATGAATAAACACCATCAATAGATGCATCAGTTGCTCCTGTTTTAGTGAAGAAGGTGTTGTACCATTCTTTACCGTTATTTGTTTCAGAAGAAACTTTACCACTAAATGGAGAAATTAATTCTGTACCTGTTAAACCACTTGTTGATGAAGTTGGTACAACTCCAATTGCAAACCAATCGTTATGAGAATATGTACCTGATACAATACTTTCAGGTATAGTTAAACCGTCAGATGCGGTTTTACCTGTTAAATCTGAAAAGAATGTACTTCCTGTTATTGTTGCAGATGAAGTTGGGTCGGTTGTACCTGTAGTAGTTGTTGGAACTGACACTAAGTCAACGTTAACACCTCCTAAAGTTTTAATACCGAATGTTTTCACTGGTTTATATCCTGTAAGTCCAAGTACTCTTGTTACGAATAGTTGGTTTGACTCCTGAAGATATGATTTAGCCACATAAGCTAATTCATATTTTGGGTTATTGGCACCGTCCTTTTCAGGTGATGTACCTCCAAAATATGTTTTGAATTCGTCAAAATTTGAAATTAAAATTGGTTCGAAAGCGGGACCTTTTAGTGTCTCACCAACTAAACCTAATGTTGTAACTCCAACACTTTGAGCTACGAATGTTAGATCCTTCTCTGATGTGTAGACACCTGGAGAAACGAATACTCTGTTTGAATTTGCCATCGATTGTTGTTTGGTTAATTATTTTATTACTTATTTTATAAATATCTTTGTTTTTAGCAAAGATTTCCGTACATTTCTTAAAAAAGATAGTATTTTATCCTTTTGTATCTTTTTTTATCTTTATATATGGAAAATAAAACCAAAAACGTGAAAATCAGTGAAAAACATCATGAGATGTTAAAAACCCATTGTGAAAAAAATGGACTGAAGATTTATAAAGTTTTAGAAAAATTTATAGAAGAACTCACAAAACCAAAAAAAAAGGACCTATACGGTGAAGATTAATATAAATAAGTTATATTAACTGATGACCCAATACCGGGAATACCTAATAATGTAAATTCCTGTCTTCCCGAAATTTCAAATCCCTCACCTTCCGTTTCAACCAAACCATTCACGTCAACACAAATAATGTTTGTAAGTTCGTTTGTTGTGGTAAATGTAACCGGACCACCACTATAAGTGTAACTTTCTCTAGAAATTTGGAGAATTTTACCATAGTTATCAACTACAGCATTTGTTTTACCTTTATAATATGATATTATAACAATACTTCCATCAGGTAATGGGTTATTAAATGTTATCTTTGACGTATATGCGACATGAAAATAGTTAACATCGGGAATTACAATTTGACCATCAACTGAAACACTAAATAAAATACCAATAGTTTCACCAACACTAAACGTCGTTTGATTGTTCTCTGATGTGAATGTCATTAATGTAACGTCAACATCTTTATTAATGAATTTTTTAGCGTAGTTATTGTCTTTTATAAATTCATTCATTAAGAAAAATCTACTAACAGCAGGTTTAACTTCAAATTCTTCTGAGTCTATTAAAAAACCTAACATCGTGAATTTATAATTCTGACTGTAAAATCTACGACCGTCAATAGTGTCGATAGGACTATTATCGTCAATTGAATCTAAAACGATTGGAATATAGTGACCTTTCACCATTGTATAATCTTGTCTTGATGAGAAATTTTGTAGTACTTTTTTATTGAAACGATTTAAATCTCTAAACTTATTACATATGATTGTTACGTCGTAACTAATATCTACAGGTACGGGTTGAGGTATTTTATAAATGTCAGCACCCATTTGTGTTCCGTTCCATGTTGGTACAGAAGCATAAAAGAATTGATGTCTATCAGGGACCGTTCTTTGTATTGACGGATTTGTTCCCGGTTGTACATCAGGTTTTCTTATCACCGCAATAAACGGTAATTGCATATTCCCGTCGTCGTCAACGAATTCCCAATTATTCGAGAACTCTCCCCATCTTTGTATGGTCAATATTTTATTAATTACAGGAATGGTTTTTCCCTCACTAACAACTTGAAAATTATTTTTAACATAATCCAATAATCCCATATCCAAGTCATCGTGTAAAATTGAGTCGGGTAGGTTCGTGTCAGATTTCGTTATTTTATCTAATAACTCTTGTCTTCTCTCAGTTAAATCTTTATCAAGATAAACTGATATATTGTTTTTTCTTTTAGGTATTCCCATTTTTATACTCCTCTAAATTCTGCGTCTTGTATTGGTGCACAAGTTATTGATCTATAATATGGTTTATATCCAAACATATTATGTTTATTGTCTGAGGTAACTTTCCCGTCATTCGTTACCGTGTAAAATCTTGTTTTTGTTTCAGATTCAGGATATCCAATATAATCACCATATCGAATATCAATCTTTAACTCTTCTAAATGTTTAATGTAAACCGATAAAATCATATTACCCGGTTCATTATAACGAAGTATTCCTCCTTTATATGAATTGTTTTTAGGTTCCTCAATTTTAACCAAACCATTAAACTCAATAGGTGGAAAATATTTAATTGCGTCCGAACCTACTTCAGCGTAAACTGAATCAATATCCGTCTTTTGTCTATCAACTCGATATAACACAAGTTTCATGTTCAAATCCCCATGAAGGTACTCTTGACCTATTTGAATATTCAAGTCAAAGTCGTCCTGTGAAAGGAATTTAGATAATCTGGTTATAGGTAATTTATTGTCCATATCCTAATAAATAGTTTAATCTTACATTCTAATTATTTATATTTCAATATGGAAACAAAAATCCCTGAAATAGAGGCAAGAAATATATTATCAACATATGAGGGGTCTAATAATCAATTATTAGATTGGAAGAGGAAATTTGTTGAGGTCAAGAATTTTAAACTTACAAGACCACAAGCCGAATACGTACAAAAATACCATCAAGTGACCCCAAAGGTTGCTCGTAAACATATTACTATAGTTAACACTTTTGGTGAAAAAATAATGGAAGATAGGTTATTACCGAAGGTTCCTGAAAAATTATGGTGTGAAAAGTTACTTTGTGAATCTGACAAAGCTTATCACATTTGGGGTAAAGTTTTAGATACTGAACAAAACTATGCAATGTGGTTACCTAAAGCCGCAATATTACAAGAAGAAAAGAAATTAAATCGTATCGTAGATTATTCACCTTATGATAGTAGACCTCCAATGGAACACCAGAAGGTCGCCATTGAGAAGTTATTAGCGAATGATAAGTTTATCCTCGCTGATGATATGGGTCTCGGAAAAACGACGGCAGCCGTTATTGCATCGATGGAATCGGGTGCTAAGAAAGTTCTTATCGTTTGTCCCGCATCTTTAAAAATTAACTGGCAAAGAGAAATCGGAAATTATAGTGATAAGAGAGTGTTAATTGTTGAAGGTCGTAAATGGGGTTCAACATTTGATTATTATATTATTAACTATGATATTATAAAAAACTACCACACCACCGAAAATAATGAGGATAGTGACGATTATAAATTATTGGTCAATGCAAAATTCGATTTGGCGATTGTTGATGAGGCACATTATATTTCAAACACAACCGCCAATAGAACTAAATTGTTAAATGACGTTCTTGACCAAATACCAAAAGTTTGGTTATTAACGGGAACACCAATGACATCAAGACCAATTAACTATTTTAATCTTTTAAAAATTGTTGACTCACCGTTAACTTTAAATTGGCAAAGTTACGTACGTAGATATTGTGCTGGTTATCAATTTAAAGTTGGTGCGAGAAGAGTATGGAACACAAGTGGTGCAAGTAATTTAGATGAACTTCGTGAAAGAACAAAAAATCTTGTTTTACGAAGAATGAAAACAGATATTCTTGATTTACCCGAAAAAATTATTACACCGGTTTTTGTTGAATTGACAAGTAAAATGTATGATGAGGAATTAGAAGACTTTACTCGAATAACTAACGATAAGAAAAATGACGAAACAATTACCGTTACAATAAACCGTTTGATGAAAATTAGACAACTTATCGCTTATGAAAAAATACCGTACACTTGTGAATTAATTGACAAATTTGTCGAACAAGGTAAAAAAGTTATTGTTTTGACAAATTTTACAATGTCATTAGATATGTTACACGAGAAATATAAAAAGATTTCTGTAACTCTTGACGGTCGTATGTCCAAAGAAAGAAAACAAGAAAACGTTGATAGATTTCAGAATGAAGATAAAATTAAAGTATTCATTGGAAACATTAAAGCGGCGGGTGTTGGTATTACGTTAACCGCAGCTGAGGTTGTTATTATGAATGACTTATCTTTTGTTCCCGCGGATCACGCTCAAGGTGAAGATAGGGCATATAGATACGGACAAAAGAATACTGTTCTTGTTTATTACCCTGTATTTGAAAATACCGTTGAGAAGATTATCTACAATATTTTACAAAAGAAAAAAGGTATTATTGACCAAGTTATGGGTGATGGAGAATATTCTGAATCTTTCAGTAAAGACTTACTGAAACAACTCCTTTAATTCTTTAATTTTAGAATCTAATAGAGTTTCCAACTCTTTATCTTCCGTGTCAACAATATTAACAATTATTGTCTTTTCAGGTTCATCAATTTCATTTATGAAATTTTTATTACCTTCTTTTTGATAAACGAAAACTAAATGGTTAATACCACAAATTCTCATTAATTCATTTAGTTTTTCAGTCATATTAATATTTTAAGTCTAAATGTAATAAATCTTCACTAAAGAAGACAATACCCATACCTTTATAAAAATTTATTTTAGAATAATCGGTTCTGAAAACCATAATCCTTTGTCTTCCACAAACAAAGACAAAATAATTACATTTTGAGGATTCACTAACCGATGCCTTTATTTCGTATCCTCCCGATACTTTCACAATGTCACACGTACCTTTAACTTGATGAGTTTTATTCCCTAAGTTAGTGTGAGTTGTCCATACGTCAATACCTTCAATCATATCGGCTGAATTACCGCTACCGTCAGTTGCAACAATATTAGTAATATCATTGAAAAAATCGTTAATATGTTCAATATAGAATTCCTGTCTTTCATCTCCTCTTTTCATTCTATCTCTACATATAGACACCAAAGTGTCGTGTATTTGATTTCCCGATAAGAAAATTTTATTTTTATTGTGACGTATTATTAGTAATAATTTCCTTACTTTCTCCTTTGAGATTTCTTTTTCTAAATGGTAATTTTCGTCAAATTGAAATTGATTTTTATATGATAATTTCTCACCGTCAATAACAATTTCTTCTAATCCTAATTTTCTATATTGTTGTAATAAAAAATTATTACATCTATTGAATAAAACAACGTGACAACTATAATTTGTGTCAACTTGATTTAATGGACTCCATTTACCGTCAATAACGACACCGAAATGTCCTTTTTTAGCTGAAGGATGTGGATTTTGTAACCAACAACCCAATGGTTCGTACAATTCCTTTAAAATATCGTTTATCTCTTTTCTAATGTAAAGTTTTATGAAGTTGTCATTCGTAAATGAGTTTACAACATCTTCATTAACCAACACTAAAAGAGGGTCTTTCTTTTCTAAATTCTGTAATCTATTTTTTATATCTTGTGCGGTCATTTCCATAATATAACATTTTATTCGATATTTATCAAATATGGGAACAATTATTTCATCAGCAGAAAAAGAAAAATTATACACTCAGGTATTTCACCTTTTAGGTATGCCTGTTCGTGGGATAGAATTAACGGAAGAACAAATGGATACCTTTTTGGATTTAGCCATTTCCGAATATGACCAATATGTTAGTGATTGGTTAATTGAATCACAATGGTCAGGGTTAGCGGGTCTCGACGTGGATACTCAATCATTATCAAGGGCATTTACCACAAGAAGTTTAGATTATGAAACTCAATACACACATTCGTATTCAAAAATTGTTGGTTTACAAACGGGTGGTGATAGTGAATTAAAAAAAGATTTCTTCACGTTAAGTGGCGGAACTCAAACATATGTAATTCCTGCAGGTCGAGAAATAAACGAACTTTTATGGTTTAGTCGTGCTGAATTACGTGACTCTATCATTGACCCATTCTTAGGTGGATTTGGTGGTATTGGTGGTGGTGGATTCGGTGGAGTTGGTGGTTACGGACAAATTGGTAGTTCAGGTAACTATTTCATGATGCCAGCATTTGACCTATTATTAAGGATGCAAGATAGAAACATTAAAAACCGTTTAATTGGTGGTGATTTAACATATAGAATCACTGCAGGACCTAACGGTACTAAAATAGTACACCTTTACAATGTACCGGGTGGTAAATATGATTTCGGTTCAATAGCCAACAATACTCAAGTTTGGTATTGGTATTATGAAACCACCGACAGAGACACTTGTTTAGAGAAAAATAAAGACGTAATTAAATTACCTTCCGATGTTATGACTGAAGAATTAACATGGGATAAATTAAATAAACCATCACAGAACTGGGTAAGAAAATATCTTATTGCCTATTCTAAAGAAGGTTTAGGAAGAATATGGGGTAAATTTTCAGGTGACTTACAAGTTCCTGATAGTCAAATTAAATTAGATTACCAATCGTTAATCACTGAGGGTAAGGATGAAAAAATGAAATTAGTTGAAGAACTTATGGCCAGATTAGAAAGACTCCGCCCCGATAAAATCCTTGAGAGGAAAGGTAACGAAGCGGAGAATCTTAATAAGGCTTTAAAATATAGAGCAATGCCTACACCATATAATGTAATCTAATTTTCAATTGCCAATAAATTTAAATCAGCATCGTTAGTTCCGAGAATTTCATCTTCATTACTAACGGTGCTTTTTGCTTGTAAAGCTAAAACCTTTCTGTTGTAATCAACCCAATATGGGTCAACAAGTGAAAGACTATCTTCCACGTACATAAAGAATGGGTCACGACCAATTCGGTTCCAAAACGCAACCTCACTATCGGATAAGGTCATAACCTCATCAAACTTATCTTGACCACTTTCTTTTAAAGGAAATCCATTTACAAGTTCACATTGTGCCTTAGTAAAGTATTGTCTATCTTTTGGGTCTTCAATAAGAATGTCCTCACGAATTGCGGGATTATATGCAACTAACAATGGTTCCACTCGTTTATTAAAATTACTAAGATATCTTGCAACGTTATAATCACCTTTTAAATCGGGATTGTTTGTGATTTCTTTTTCGTCAATCATGTAACAATTAATTTGAATATAATCTTGTGGAATTTGTGTACCATATTTTGCAAGATAATCTTCTTGTTGTTTCTTCGTCGCCTTTGTAATTCTTTGAACGTCACCTGAAGATTTCTTATCTCCATTATTTACGTAATAAATTGTATCACCAAGACCCGCAGGATAATCTCCCGCAACAACTAATTCCATATGTGCCTGTCTCGACATTAAAGAACCTGATTTAGTTCTTTTTTGGACATATTGTTTATAATCCTTAACTGTCTGTTTAACACGTGCTTTGTTTGCAATTTTGGAAAGAGGAATTTCTTTATTATAAATTTTTTCTACATAATCGTAATATAATTCAAGAAAAGATAAACCATCACCTGATAGTAAATGTTTTAAACCTTCATCTAAAAATTCCACAACATACGTTTGTAATTTTTTCGACTTAATGGTGTTACCCGTTAATTTAATTTTTTCTTTACCTTTCTTTACTAATTTAATAATATAGTTTTTACGAGATACATTAATACAGGAAGGTGCTGTATAGTCAATATCTAACCCCATTTCATTTCTCATGAATATATCATTAAACTCGGCGGTATCGGCTTCAATACCACGATATTCCTTACCTTCAATAACCAATTCGTTTAATCCTTTACCAATGTAAACCGTGTCCTTAGCACTTTCTGGCGTTTCAAAGTTAACCCCATCCGTATCCATTACAAGAGGTTTATAACCTTTCTTCATGTAGAACATAATCATCATACGTAAACATTGACGACCGATACATGTAATTGTTTCACCTGAATCCATTTCTCCCCATGGGAATACGTGAGGTGCCGATAAGGAACCAAAATAAGCGTTAATGAAAATTTTAATCGGTAATTGTTTACGGTCATACATTTCCGATTGAACCGGGTCACTATCTTTTAATTCACCTGCAAGATGTTTGTATTTGATACGAATGTTACGGAAATATTTTAACATAGATTTCTGTACACCCATAACGTCACAATCGGGGAACACATCATAAACTAATTGAATAGATGGGTAAAGTGAAGAGTAGTCAAACTTAACAATGTTCTTAGCGTACCCAACATTTAATAAACGAGATAATCCACCTGTAAATGGTCTCTTCTCATCTTTAGCCGGAATTGCTAAGTTATTCTCATATGACCACGCTAACATGATAATTTTCCATAACGTAGCGGTACCCATAGTTGCAACCCTCTCGTAAGTTGTAGGTACCAATTTAGAAATTAAAAATGTTGATTGACTGAAACTATCATCTACGACCATAGTTTCATAAAGGTCATCGTCAAGGTACTGCTCTACAATTTTTCTACCTGTCCAAATTTCAAATTTACCGGGGAATCTATCCAAAAGATTTTCTGTACCGGGTTCACCAATCTTTTTATATCCACCTGTTTTAGGGTTCACATAATAACTTTCATTATCAAGATAAATTTTTGAAATTTGACCACCCTCAACGTAGATACGATTTTCTTTTTCTTTTTCTAAGTAAGTTGTAATATATTTCAAACCCCACGACTTAATTTCAGAATTAATTGCTTGAGCTCTACGAACAGAGTGTGCAATATCTATAATGTTAAATCCCCAAATAACGTGTTGAGTATAATCCTCAATCTCATTGGCCAATTTTAACATACCTTTCTTTTCTTTAATTCCGGTACCAGTAAAAATTTGAGTTAATTGTCCAACGTCAATCCCTAAAATTTGTGCTCTTTTAAGAATAAATGGAAAGTCAAAGAAAGCTGAGTTATAACCGGCAACAATTGTAGGTTTTAAATCACTGATGTATTTGAAAAATCTTATAATACAATCCTTCTCCCCATCTTCACCGAAGGCACTAATAGTTTCATTAAGACCACGATTATCCTTAACTCCAATCAATATGATTTTACAAGTTTCAGGGTCTAATCCCGTGGTCTCAATATCGAATACAAATCGATAAACCCCATTGTAATCATCAATACCTTTGAATAGACGTTTTTTTGTCTGAACCAAGTACTGTTCAACGGGAGATAAAATAGTAAAATACTTTCTTGTTTCCTCACCCCACGGGTCAAGTCCACCCGTCTTGAAGAAATTAATTAAATCGGTATAACTTTTAATACTTTTAACTAAGTATTTTAAACCGTTCTCCATACGTTCGTCACCGTATGTTTCTAATTTTTCAATAATAATACCATACTTACCCATCATTTTCTTTTGGGTTGCCTTAGAATTACCATAGAAATTAAGACTTGATAAATCACCAACCCATAAGAATGGGACAAATGAATCGGTCTTAACAATTTTACCCTTTACGGGATCTTGAATAATTTTGGAAATGGAATTGGTGGGATAGTCATATTCGACTCCGACGATGTATTTTTCGTCGTCACCACCGTTCAGAAAGTTTTCGATAACTTCCTGAGAGATAACTTCTTTCATAGTTTATATTTTTTTAATGTGACATATTATCTTGTGGAATCCACAATTTGTCTTGTTTACATCTGCAAATATAATGAAAATAAGTTGTACTAAAAAATATTAATGTATAATTTTTCCTTAACCGGTAATATAAGTTTAGTAGTTGGGTTAAGGTCAGTATCTAAAAACTGAACGGTAATTTTACCTTCAAACTTACCAACCTCTGATGTTTGTTGTTCAGTAAATCTATAAACAATATAAAATTCATCGGTAGTTTGGTTATAATGTTTTGTTCTTGTGGTAATGTTACATTGTCCATCTAATATGACCGCATCTCCCGATTTAACGTCATACATTTCAAAAGTAATGTTAGAATTTTCAAACATATCGTTAAAAGATGATTTGTCGTTTTTACCATCATCTATTAATCTCATTTTAAGTATTGGGTCACTTGCCCCTTGTCTAATAAAAAATTCCATGTTATATTATTTGTGTTAAAGTAACAATTATCGAAGGAGTTTCGGGTCTTATCGGATTAATTTGTGGTGCAATGTGATAAATTTGGGTATTCGCACTGTTAGATGACCAAACCAATTCGATATAATCGTTTGCGTTTAAATCTAACATAAAATTCCACGCCGCAACTGATTTTCCCCCTCCAGACGTTTTTTCAATTGTAATATCCGTACTTGACGATGGGATATTATTCCCATTCTTCCTTAACCAAATTGAAATGTCGGATGACCCATTTGTGGTTTGTAACAATTGTGCCGAAAATTGTAAATTATATAGACCATCATTCTCCACTTTTAATTGTGAACCACTAACCATATTAACCCCACTACTTACATTGATTGAATTTATAGTAATTACATGTGCAACATTTGCTGAACCACTTTGAGTTGTTGTATCAAAAAATTGTCCATAATTAAATTGTCTATTCCCATTAATATATACCGAACCACTTATTCCTATACTACCACTTAATAATGTATTACCGATTAATGTGTTATCTCCAATTTGTATAGATGAACCACTAACTTGTAATGAACCTGTTGTAACGGTATTCCCTTCATTAAATTGAGACCCGATATGAGTGAAACTTCCACTTAAATAACCGAATGATGCGGTAACAGCATTAAATGAGCCGGTTCCTAATAGTTGCATACCTCCGGCGGATATTTGAATATTACCACCCACATTTGACAATGTAGTGTCAGGTTCTCCCGGAGTGTCTGACTGAATGTGGATGGATGCCGATTGAATATAGATATCCGCAAATGGCATATTTGCAGTACCTAATGTTGCCCCGCTCGCCTCTTTAGGTATGAGATTTCCACCGAATACCGTT